GCTTGGCTGTTCCTCTCCAATTGCGCCAAAAATCAGGGTGTTTATTGGTATAAGAGAGTGGTAATGCCGCGCATCAAAGCGACACAACGCCAAACAAATTCCCACAATTTCATCTGCCATTTATGTAAATGTGGATGTAATTTCATAACACAATTAGAGTTATGTAATTGTGGCATGCTATTTATGTAAATGTGGATGTAATTTCATAACACAATTAGAGTTATGTAATTGTGGCAGTTACCTTTATATATTTTTACATGCAAATTATGTTGGTGATTTTGTGAAAACAGTAAGAATAGACAACATGACGTGGGAATTGCTTGTCCAGCTCAAGCTGAACAGGAAGCAAAAGACGATGGATGCAGTTATACGCCAGCTCATTCTGGCGGCATCCAAGACATCCAAGCCAGAAATCAAAACCGAGCCAGAGATAAAGTATGAAATCATCCCAAACGCATCGGAAGATGAAATAAAGAACGCCGAGCGTTTTGATGCGGAAGCGGAATAACCTGAGGAAAGCCTGACCACATCTGGTCGCCTTGCGCGTGGAACTTGCGTCTCTGCCAAGAAACAGCATTTGAATGAAACGCGCCTCTAGTTCTGGTCAAGCCCTCAATGGTGATGCAACATGAATAGAATGGCTGTCCTCAAGGCGGCAACCGCGTTTGCCGTTCTTGTTTTCGGCACAATCGGGATAATCTACGAACACGAGCTTGTGCATATCCAGTTATGCAAATACTTCGGGGGAAACGCGACGGGAATACATTTCTCCCTCAACAGAGGCATATACACGACATGCCCGAACGGCTCGCCTGAAATGTTGGGATGGCACGCGATGAACGAGATAGTCGGATATACCTTCGGCTTCATGTTTGTCCTCCTCCTCTTTATCAGGTTCGTTGATGCCGCGTTTGCCTGTTTTGATTTTTGAACTCTTTTCTTTTCGCTCCGATGCCGTGCAAGCCTGATTTTTTTATAGCCTCGCACGGCGGAACGTGATAGGATGGAATGGAAAAGTATGGATGCGATGAAGGCGGATACCGACCAGTTCTACGGAACGGAAGGCTACCACTTCAACCCTCTCTACAAGTCCATGAACTACACCGATGGAATACAGTTCATCGGTGCGCATGGGTTTGGCTGGCTGATTGACGAAATCGGCATAAACCACCATGCGCGCATGGTCGAGGACGGCGCAGGGTTCTACATCGTTGTTCTCGACGTTAAGGACACCCGCGCCAAGCTGACGATATGCGTTGACATCGACGGCGCGAACCTCCAGGATGTTCTCGTGGAGAAGGAAATAGACCACACCGACGCGCCTGAAGGGCGGCTGACGCTCTACTGGCAGAACGGCGTTCTTTTCCTCCCGTCCGAGTATTGAACGAAACGAGGTGAAAAGCATGGACATGTGGGAAAAACTGCAATCCTTCCTGCCTTCCCCTAACGTCGAGGAGAAAATCGTCAATCTTCTTAAAACTCTTGACGAGTCCTCGCGCGAGGAACTGCTGGAGGAAGTGAAATACAATCTGGGCGGAGACGCGGTCGAGCGTATCAACTGCCGCCTCATGGAGGTGTCTCCATGAGCGGTCTTTGCCCTAACTGCGGGGAACATATAAAATCCCTCGCAAACTATCAGGACACGACGGTGCGCTTCGACGTTATGCTTGACGGCGATTGGGGAACAGTCGAGTGTATCAAATGCGGCGGGGAAATCTCCGAAATAAAATCGGAAGACGACGCTGTCTCTTTCCTTAAAGGCGAGATGGATGCCGTGATGCAAGCGAAATACGACAAACTGCGAGGTGAAGAACATGAGCATGACTAAGGAAACGCCCGAATTCAAGGAGACATTCGGGACAGTCGAGACAGAGGGCAAGTATGCCCCAGACCCGCCAATCAAAGGCACGATGCCCGACATCATCGACGACATAATCTCCTATTTTGAGGAGAACATGCAGGTCGATGGTCTCCCCGCGCACCGAGGCGAGGAACAGCCCGACATTGAAACCTATATCGGAGACAAAATTGCAGCGCGTGATTTTGTCATCGGAAAGATACAGGATTTCATCAATGCCGAATTCAAGCGCAAGCAGGGGCATTTCGGCAAGTGCGAGGAAGGCGAGGTCGAGATATTCGAAGACAGCGAGCCTTCGATGGACAAGAACGATTTGGATTGAGGTGGAACTATGCCAAGAATATGCAAGGTCTGTGAAGTGAAGATTGACCATCTGATAAACACGCAGATATGCGAGGAGTGCGCGCAGCTCACTTACTTCGAGCAAATGCTTATCATGAAGCTTGGAGACGTGAGCTACAAGCTGGTCTGCCTTGAGGAAGCGATACGCGACGGTCAGCGCGGCGGGCAGGGCGATTAGTATATCCGACTATGCTAAAAATCCCATTTTTAGCATATCTGGAAAGTTTTGTGTGGTCATAATCACACATAACCCAGAAGCTTTGCATGGTCTTAGCCATGCAAAGTAAGGAGGTCAGACTATGACAGGAACAATGAAGGCGGGCGCAACCCGCAGGACATTGACCATCATGGTCGGCAAGCTTCCTCTGGTTGTCAAGTATAACGCGGTCTCGAAAGAGGCTGAAAGCGGCAACCATATGTTCAGCCCGTCAGGCAATCCGATAAAGCTAAAGCGGATTGACGCGGTGACTGGCGAGGAAGTTGCCTTTGGCGACATAGTCAAAGGCAGGGAGATAGGGGATAAGGTCATCCTCTTTTCCAAAGCCGAACTTGATAGCGTCAGCGCAAAGAGCGAAGGCACGGTCTCGAAGGTGCAGGTCGTGGATTGCCCGAACATCCCATCTGAGAATGTAAGGGTGAGGTATTTCGTGCAGCCGCAGAACCAAACCTTTTGGGACATGATAGGCGGCAGGCTGAAGGCGCGGAAGCAGGCACTCAGGTTCATCTGGGTGGGCGGAAGCCAAGAGAGGGAAAGCTACCTGTATTTTGACGGCGACGTGCCGACATTGGTTCAGATGCTATTCCCAAGCGAAGTGCTTGAGAAGCCGAGCATACCGACAAACGACAATGCAGCAACGGCGGCAGGGATTGACGCGCTTCTTGACATCTTCAGGAACACCGACATCCCGACGCCTGAGGAACAGCGCAACAAGGCGATGGATGAACTGATTGAAGCGAAGCTGACAGGCAAGGAACTCCCTGTATTCGAGACACCCAAGACATCCAAGACGCAGACAGCAGAGGACTTGCTTGCCGAGAGCCTAATCTTGGCGAAGGCGAGCAAATGAAACCTTCAGGTGTGTTCGGATATATTCCCTGCGATAGTTGCAAATCTGCAATCTCTCCAGAGGAATACAAGAAAGGAAAAGGATTGTGTATTCCGTGCGTGCGGGCTATGCAATAAGGAGGTAAGGTTATGCCAAAGCAGATTGACATAGATAAAGTCCGAGACAAAATCGGATTTATCGACGAGAATGGAACTGTCCTGCCCGAACTGGCATACGCCCTCAACAACGGCGCAAACGTCTTGATGACCGGCGACACAGGAACGGGAAAGACGTTTGTAGCCGAGCAGTTGTGCGAGGCGGTTGGCTGGAAATATTCCACGCTCAACTTCTACAACACGACCAACGCCACGAAAATCCTCGGCGGGTATAAGCCCGTCGAGGGTAAATTCCTCTGGCTTGACGGCGTATTGACCGAATGTATGCGGGAAGGCAAGGTCTTTATCGGCGAGGAGGCTAACTTCATGCGAAGCGATGTCTCCTCGGTTCTTTATCCGATAATGGACTTCAGAAGAACGACGGTGCTTGATGAACATCCGTCTCCCTCTGAAATGGAGAAGGGGGTTTTCAAGCCTGAGATTGTGAAGGCGCATCCTGATTTCAGGATTATCCTCACCTGCAACCTGAATTATCGCGGAACCGAGAAGTTCAATGCCGCGATAAAGAACAGGATAGGCAGCTATATCAGGGTGGATTACCTCACGGCGACGCTCGAAAGCGCGTTCATCGTGAAGAAATTCGGGATTGACAAGGAGGTGGCGGCGAAGATGTGCAAGGTTGCCGCATCCCTGCGCGCCAACAGGGAGAAGACAGGCTACGACCCTGTTTCTACTCGTATTGTCGAGGAGTGGGCAAGGCACATATCAAAAGGCATCCCTCCTCTCCAAGCCGCGCAGAACACCATTGTGCCGTGCATCACCGACGACCCGAAGGAACAGGGAACGCTGACCGAATTCATATTCGGGCAGTTCAACGCGAAGAAACGGGGTGACGACGATGACTGACGACCCGAAGCCATTGCCAATCAGGCATCCAAGCGAGGGAATTCCCTGGTCGGAACTGGCAGGAATGGCTACAGCCAAGCCCCACACGGAAGACGAGAAGGCGATTGAGAAACGCCTCAACCTAGAAGCCAATATGCTGACTCAGGTTCTTCTTGGAAGAACGGTGGCGGTCTCGCTTGGAAGGTTCGGCGACGAGAAGTTCGGGACATCGGTTGATATGGAAACCGGCAAGGTGAAGATTGCCTATCTCACGAAGGATGAGGAAGTCCTCAAAGGCTCTCTTTATCACGAGATATTCCATGTCCTGCTGACCGAAACGCCGGACTACAGGAAGCACGGCGTTCCCGACGAGGATTTGAAGCTGCTGCATCTTCAGCTCAATTCGCTTGAGGATTACCGCATCGAGCATATCGGCGGCACGAAGCTGTATCCGCCTGCCGACTACTATATCTGGTGGGCGGCGCGGTGGTGGAGGCAGAAAGGCGTTCATTCGCGCCCAGTCGGCTCGATTGCCGATAATCCTATGATGTGCCTGCACTATCTTCTCGACAACATGGATTTGACGAGGTTCGTGGCAGACAAGGCTTTGAGGAAGGAGATACGCGCCATCGCAAAGGAGCTGAAGGAGAAGAAATTCTACGAGTTGAACACAACTGAGGAATTATTCCCTCTGGCGCGCGATGCCTATTACCGCCTCAAGCCATGGTTGCCGGCAGATAAAGAAGCCGGTGCTGACATGGAAGGTGCAATAGTCTCAGGAGTCTCAGGTGCGGGAGAGCGCAAGAAGGCTCTTTTTCCAGATGCTTCCAAAGTTGGAGCCGGTTTGGAGACACCCAAGACATTAAAGACATCGGAAGAAGCACTCAAGTCCATGATTGAGAAAAAGGCGGAAGCCGTTGCTGAGGGCGAAGGAAGCCTCAAGGCTGTCAGCGATAGCCCAAGGATTACAACGGAAAAACAGGAGAAAGACTATGCACGCCCCTACACTCCCCAGATAAGGGTTTTCCATGAGCCGATTGAGGGAGGAGAAAAGATAATTCTCGACCCGAACATGCAGGCTGAAGGCAGGCGTATAGGAAGGGAACTGACACAACTCCTAAAGCTGGAAGACCGAAGCAAACAGCATTGTGAGGATGGCGACTTGGATATGGATGCCGTTTTTCAGGGCATTATGGAGGGCAGAGGCAGCCTTCGGAGGAAAGATATATTCTCAACCGAGATACCTTTAATCCGAAAGCACACCGTCCTCATACTGATAGACTTCTCTGGGAGCATGAGAGGGTATAGGGAGACGTGCGCTCGCAACGCCGCGCTGATGATTGGCAGCGCACTGGATGAAATGAATATAACATACGCGGTGCGCGGGTTTGGCGCGGAAACCAACAAGCTCGTGATTGCGGATTTTGTCCTCAAGGATTTTGGTCGCCCACTAGACCTTGATAAGCTTGCTCGACACAATAGCGGGCAATATGGTCAGAACAGGGACAGCGACAGCCTGCGGCGCGCGGTTGAGGTCATCAAAGGAGAAAGCGGGAAGAAAATCATTTTCGTAATCTCCGATGGGCAGCCGGCTCACCCGGATGGCGTGAAGGATTACCGTGCCTTCAACAAGCAATCTCATATGGATATGATACACGCCATCCGCGACGCTGAAGACATGGGTATAAGCGTCATCGGTGTAGGCATCACGGCTGATGCCGCCGAATTCATTGAGACCGCATACAGCAAGGGCTTCTTTATTCAGAAGCTCGATGAACTGCCTGAGAAACTCATTGAAATCTACTTGAAGGAGACTGAAGAACTGCGCGGGAACAGGTTTCATGCCTTTACAATGGCATGAACTTGTTCGGAAAGAGCATACCTTTATATAATAGGTATGTTGTAATGAAGGAGTGTGATAAAGATGGCTGGAAGAAATCCGACAGTTTGGCAGTGCCAGTCCGACCCGAAGCATAAAATCATCGGGAAGAATGGTTTCTGCCTTGAATGTGCTGCCTATACAGGCAAAAGAGTAGAAAGTTGGAGAGGTGTTTGAATGCTACACGCATTGGAAATAGAGGCTCTCAACGACATTGTCAAGAGCGCTGGCATCGACCCAAAGAAGGGGGAGCGAGTGATAGACTTGCGCCTTTCCTTCGCCGAGAACAAGCGCGTCATCCGCGACTGGATGAAGGCGGAAGGCAAGGTCACAGACCTGCGCACGGAGATTGTCGTGGAGAAGGAACTTTCCTCCAAGATGGCGAAAGCCCTCAAGGAGGAAGTGGAAGCGAAAGAGGAGGAGAAATATGTGGCGGTGTCTCCCCGCAAGAAGGAAATAAACGACGCAATCCTGAAACGGCAGGATGAAATCATGAAGGAGATTATCGACTACAATCCCCACATGATGAACGTCACCTATTCTACGCTGTTCGCGGTGATGAACGGCAAGAACGGGAAACAGAAAACGAACGTCATCAACATGGGCAAGCACGGAACGGGCAAGTCGAGGGGGACTTCAGACCTGCTGACCGGGCTTGACATAAGCGACGCGGTGATTATCCGTGGCTTCATGACTCCGAAGAAGGTCTATGACACGCTGAAGAAGCATTTCGCTTCCACGGTGTGCTTCGACGAGGCGGAGAACATCATGAACGACGAGATGTCGATGTTCATCCTGCGCCCCGCCATGTTCGGAGGCAAGGTAAGCTGGCTATCAAGCAAGGGAGAGGCTCTGGATGAATTCGACTTCACCGGCACGGTGATTGCCAACATGAACCACTTCGGTGTGACCGAGGCGGCTGCGGCTCCGCTGTTCGACAGATGCCTGTTCAACAACGTGAACCTCGACAGCCATCAAATCATCGAGAAGATACAGAGCGCGAACACATACAGGAAGAACGAGGCGTTATGGACGCTCATCAAGGAGAAGATTGTCCTGATACGGCGTGAAGGCGTTGAGGAACTCACGGAAGCCGAGGAGGAATATGTGATGTCCTTCATCGTGAAGATAGCCAACGCCTCGTCGGTGTTCAACAAATCCCTGTCGGCTCGTGCGCGAGGGAGGGCGTTGCTCGTGGCACGATGCCTCAAGAGCCTGTTCATGTCCTTCGACAGCAAGGTGAAGGAACTGTTCGAGACGATTGCCAAGCCCTATGTATCGACCGACGACGCTGACGACATCTGCGTCAAGATATTGAAAGCCAATCCGAAACTGTCAAGAAAGGAACTGGCGGAAATAATATCGGAACAGAAATCAATCAGCGACAGGCAGGCGACGAGGCTGATAAAGGCGGCGATAGAGAGAGGGGTGCTGATAGCCCTGAACCGCACGACGGTATTAATCAACGACGGAAAACCGCACGAAACAACGGAGGTAGTATCATGAGCGAGATAAGGAATGGGATAAGAACGGACAAGATGGTGGGCAGGTTCCAGATAGCCATCTACTGGGGAAGCCCGACATGCGCCTCGGTGGTGAGGGCATGGGATGTCGGCGAACATCCGACCATCATAAGGCAGAACCAATACCCATCTTGGCAGATATACGAGGGGGATTACGACGAGGCGAAACGGGTGTTCGATGCCCTCACGGATGAATTCGAGGTGGATAGGCGGTGCGACCCGATGAAGCGCAACCCGCGCCTGACGAGAAGCGAGGACATCGAGGAATTCAGGCGAAGATACCCGACGATAATGAGGAACCTTGAAGGTGATGCAAGTGGAAGAACCAACAGACGATAGGACGCCTGAACAGAAGGCGCGCGATGCGATTGAGGATGCGAAGCGCAGAAGGGAGGCAGACAGGAAAAGGCGCGTCAATTCATACGGCATCCTCAACAGGAAGATTGACCTGAGCAAGGAGGTTCAACGGGCTGCAAGGGCGATGTGCAACTGCGGCGCATACGAAACCGTCGGGCAGGTGGCTCTCCACAAGGAGAGCTGCCCGGTGGTGAGGTTGGCAAGAAGCAAATTGAGGTAATTCTATGAGTGAAAAAACATGTATGCTGGCGCAAGCTGGCGACGAGACGAAGATTGACCAGATGATTGCATCCGGCAACTGGCATTTCGAAAGGAAATACGACGGGGAACGAGGCGTGATGCAAGTAGTTCGCGGGGGAGGTCTGCTTATTGTCTATCTCCGCAACAGGCAGGGAAAAACAATCAACACGCAATTCCCCGAACTGGTCGAGATGGGAAAGCATCTCCCTTCGGGAATTTACGACGGAGAGATATACGTTCCTTCCAACTCAGCCAACAAGGACAAGCCGACTACGGCAGGAAGGACATCGGTGGGGGAGGCAGACGCGAAGCTGCGCGCGAGGATAAATCCTGCGACGTTCATGTGCTTCGACGTATTGGAATTCGAGGGTGAGAACATTGAAAAGAAAAATTATGAGGAAAGGAAAGCTCGTCTATCCGAGGTATCTTCTCTTGGAATTGTCGGGTTTAAAGGCGTCATGCCTGAGACAAATCCTAGAGCTGCTTGGGATGAAATTAGGGGTTCTGGGGACGAAGGCATGGTTGCTAAGCGGAGAGGTAGCCCCTACTCACACACGAGAAGTCCGCATTGGTGCAAACTCAAAACTTGGAATGAGGAGGACTTCGACGTAGTCGGCATCACATCGGAGAAGCGGGAAGTCTCGGCACTTGTTCTCGACAACGGAATGAAGGTGAATTGCGCCCTCAATGGAGAGGCGTATGCAGCCCTCATTGCAGACCTCGTGAGAAGCGGAGAGATAATGAAGTGCGCCGACGGAACGACGGCAACGAAACTCACCAAGCACTACAGAGCGAAGGTGAAATTCCTGAACAAGTCGGCAAGCGGATTGCGCTTCCCGATACTGCACCAACTGGAGGGATTTTGATGAAAACAACAATTATCATCCTGTGAAGCCCAATGGCTTTATAAATCTATACCGTGAGTTATCCCTCGGACAGCCGTGAGATAGGCGAAGGTGATTTGGTTGAAGCAAACTACGAGTGTAATAGAAAACAATGGCTCTACTTATCTATTGATACCGCCCGCCCTTGTGCAGCATCTTGGTCTGAAAGCAGGGAAAGACCAAGCCGTGATTGAGGACAAGGAAAAAGGCAACGGAAAATACGCTGCCTTCTGGTCGGTTGATGCCAATGTCAAACAATAACAACGAAGTCACCGCAGAGATGTCGGTTGCCGTAGTCAATGCGAGGGTGAAAGTCCTTTCAAAATGCGAAGGGGACATACTGAAAGTCCTCGATGGCTACAAGGTGACGACGCCGGAAGCAATCTTCATGTTCGAGAAGATAAAATTCACGGCTCTGCATGCCGATGCCCTGCGCACCGCGGCAACCCAGAGGTCGAAGCGGGCTGCAAACACCACAGGCAGGATGTTCGGGTGAACTCATGGAAAGACTCATGGAAAGACCACCTACTCAACCTCCAAACCCGCTTCCAACGACACCGTTCTTGTGTCTTATGTGCGACGAGCAGTATAAGGAACTTCCTGAAAATGGAAAGTGCCGGAACTGCGGGCGCATCGCTGTGGAGATAAACCCATGGCTCCCAAAAGAGCCGAAGGAACCGAAGAAAATAAGCTCGCTGATGCGGCATCTCGTGGAAATAATGCAGCTTAAACTGCGCGAGGCAGGAGTTCTGGACGTGGCTCTCCTTGTAAAATGGCAGGAAAGCACCGGGCTTTCCCCTGAGGAATTTCTCCAAAAAGCGAAGGAACTTGCGGCAACGAACAAGCACCTCGACATATCCCCTCTTGAGGACTACCTGCTTGCCACAAAATCGGAGATTATACAGGATGACGCACCGAAAAAGACGAGGGCGAGCATAGAGCTTGTGAACGCCATACTGCCCATGCTCCAGAACAGCAACGGGTTTATCACGCTCAAGACGGAACTGCCCAACTCGTTCGAGCAGGTCAAAAGCGGGATAAGAACGGCATTGAATGACTACATAAACATCAACATCAACGCCGCGCCTGACGACCTGATACTCCCCTTCATAATCACCAAGGAACGCAGCATAGAAGGGAACGTCCTTGCCAATCTCGACGCGACGAAGAAAGCCATAACCCTCTTGGTGGCTTACAAGAACGGCAACGAACTCCTCTATCAGTTCTTCGGAGAGCCGAAATGGAACAAGCGGCTCACCCCGTTTGCGAGATACACGCACCTTTTCTTCGTCTATAAATTCATGACAGACGACGGAGAGGAGATGGTTCTTCTTTCCCCGACACAGCTTGAACTGTCGAACTGCCGCATCAACGGGATGGAGGCAAGCACCTACGACTTCGTGAAGATAGGCAACATGGCGAAGCTGAACACCACGCAGAAGATAATATTCGTCCACTCGCAGGAACCTGAGATAAACAGGCTCAACGAGATGGCGTTCTGGGGAACCGCTTCGCGCATAGACGACCCTGACAAATGCTACAAGGCGTTCTTCGGGAACTATCCGCACCCGAAATGGTTCGCCGAGTTCATAACCGCGTGGATGTTTTCCGGCAAGCTGGACAACATGCCCACCCACCTGTCTTTGCTGTCTCCGCCGTCTTTGGGAAAGACAAGGATGATGGAAAACATCGCGCAGGTATTCAGGCAGAAGATAAACGAGGGCGGCACGATAAAGGGCTTGGTTCCGTCATTTGCCAACGGTGTGCCGCGCGAAGGGTATTTCATCAGGTGCAAAAGATTTGGCTTTGTGGATGAATTCATCCACATCCTTGCCTATTCCAAAGGCAACCACGCGATTGACAGTTTCGATGGAGGCTCGTCGCTTCTTCTCAAGGTGCTTGAACATTCCGAAGGGGAACACTCGTCAGCCTTCGGCATCATCACTGCGAAGCCGCGCATGTGGAGCCTGTTCGTGTCGAACATAAGACCTCACGAGCAGATACGGAACTTCGTGGATTTGCATGGAAAGCTCAACGCGGCTTTCATGTCGAGGATTTTGTGGTATGTCTATAATCAGGAACACATAGACTACATCAACAAGAACAAGAACTATGTGATGAAGTTCACGGCGGATGACATGCCGCAGTATTCCCCTGACTTGTGCGCTCTTGTGGATTATCTTCACATGATAACGCTTGACATACCGCACGAGACCGTGTCTGCGATACTCGAAAGGAACAGGAAGTTCGTGCCTGCACAGATAATAACCGACATCTACGACAGCAGGATGGTCATGCACATCTATCGCATATTGGATGGGTATGCAAAATACAAGTCGATAGTCGAAAGGCGCGGCGCATTGGTATGCACTCCTCAAGACGTTCAGGACGTTGATGCCATGTTCGAGCGCATCGTGAAGTCATGGAGCATAGGCGTTGAGCAGGAGAAGCTGCCTCCCATGCTGAAAATAAGCTATCTGAACAGCATGCAGCGCGAGGTCTATGAGCTGATACACAGCATGAAGGACATCGACCAATACGAGCTTGAGAAGGCAATGGGTCTGACGGCAGACCAGATTGCGCGCGAGCTTCAGAAGAAAGGGCTTGTGAAGGAAGTCCTCGGTTTGGGCAAGGTGATACATTGGTTGCCATACGACATAGAATAGGGCGGCGCGGGATGAGCATAAGTGTTCAAGGAAGGTATGGGAAATGCGCGGATTGCAACGAAGTCATGAAGCTCATTGGATATTTATGCTTTCCCTGTTATCGACGAAGGAGGAACAGAAGCAAATACGCAAAGGACAACGAATATCGCAAGAAAAATCTGGCTCGTTCAGCACGTTGGAGACGGCTACGAGGACAAAAAGAAAGAAAACGATAGCTATATAAACAAGTAGGCTGATATATAACACGGTGATTAGTATGTCGAATACATTAAAGCAAAACCTGATTGAAAGGAGTTCTGAAATAAAGATGGTCTTGGAGAGGGAGTTGCATGGACTCAAAGCTCCATGCACAATCTCAGACCTGATGAAGCGTTGCGGCGCGAGCCGGATGCCGATAGAGAAGCATCTCAAAAGCATGATGGCGCAAGACGAATTCGAGGACATAGGCATCGTTCGCATAGGCGGATATGATATAGTCTATCGAAGATGCTTGTGCCCAGACTGCAATCCTAGTCCACCAGTGGCATCGCAGATGGGAACTGCAACGACCACGGACAAACCAAAGGAGGAATGAGAGCATGACGCAGACAGACCTGAATAACTTCGTGGTCTCCGAGCAGGAGGCTTCGGAGATAGACGACCTGAAGAACAAATACTTCAGCGCAAAGAGCAACACTACGGTGAAGCTGACGTTTTCGGACATCCCCGCGGATGACGAGGACAGCCCGGATAAAAAGTGCGTGACGGGCAGGCTCATCAAGCAGATGGTTCCTGTCTTTGCAGGCGGGAAGAAAACCGGCGAGATGGAGGAGGCGTTGCTCAGGCAGATGGTCATTTCGAGCCTGAATGGAAAGCCATGCAATAAGGTATGGCGCATCAAGAGCAAGAAGATGCGCGAGCTTTTCAAGACCTATGCCGACAACAACCTTTTGACAAAGAGGCTGTTCATCCTTGAGATAAAGGGAGAACTCAAGGAGTGCAACTATATCCTGACGGCACTTGACAAGCCGGGAAACTGAGTGAGGAGGGGAAGGGCGCACCACGCCCTTCTTCTCCTGAACCTATGGGATGGGGTGGGGAGGCGTTCTTATGATGGACGACATCAAGACAAGAAAAAGGAGGACTGAGCCGATGGACGACAACCTGCTACGCATCAAAAGAACGCCACAACACATTCCCGAAGGATGGTGGTGGCTAAACAAGCAGGGAAAGACATGCTTTAACGAAGGAAAACCAACAAAAATGGAGTTGAGCCGATGACGAAACAAATACTCAGAAAAGAAATAAGCCGAAAAGTCAATGGCAACAAGGAAGTTGTAGAATACGAGTATTACCGCAAGAGGAACTTCTTCAATGAAAACGACATTGAAGCGATACAAGACCTACATGGCGACGATGCAGAGTGCGCCTATGATTATGGGATAGCCTTTGATTGGGACGGCGACCTTTGCTGGATTAACATTGACAAGTTCCTATCTTGGGCTGATGGTTGGCTTCAAGAACAAGAAAAAGACGAGAAAGAGGCTGGCTTTGAAAAGTCAATGCATTATCCAAACGTCAAGAGAATGAAAAAGAAGGCTGAGAAATATAAGGGATTTGACCTGTGGTTTTAAAGAAGAAAAAGGAGGACTGAGCCGAATGGACAACGAGAGAATAACAAAAGAAGGCTTTAAGGAAAGAATATGCCGAAACATGGGGATAGATGCAGAGATAGCAAGAACAAAGGGAGGAATAATTCTCTTGTTCAGCGACGAAGCAAGAAAGGATGCACGGACAAATCCAAACTATGAACAAGCCCTTAACGAACTTGTCAGGGATAAAATTCTAATCAAGAAAGGAGAAAAATACAACATGAACGTGGAACATGAGGATTTTGATTGTTAAACCAAAGAAAAAGGAGGACTGAGCCGATGGACGACGAGGAAATAAAGAAGCTGTGGAAAATGCTTTGGATAGAAAGCAGAGAGATTGGCTCAAAACAGACCCCACTTGAAGCCGACCAACAGGCATCCATCCGCCTCTACCGAATGGCGCAAGAACAAGCCCGCGCCGACGAACGGGAAAAATGCAACTGGGCGCATAACGAAGCCTACGCCAAAGGGAAGGCAGAATGAAGCAACCTACGCCAACTTGGAAGATGTCTATAAAACGCAATTCCAAGAAGGCTACAAAAAAGGGCAAGCCGACCTGATAGAGAAACTGACAAGCAAAGACATAAACAAGATAGCAAGTATTGTGTTCTGGGACAACATGAAAAGTGAGGTTGAGAACTACGATGCAATAATGGCACTCGCAATCAAGGCAGCTATAAAAGCAGCAGCAACAACAGCAATAAAGCAAAGAGCTTCGCTCTTTGCTACGGAGGAGGCAAAGGAGGTCAAACAATGAGTGCAGTCTCACGTGGAAAAGCCTTCGAGAACTTCGTCGCAGACCAGCTCAAGCAGATGGGCTACCACATAGCCTATAAGTCGGTGCGTATGCGCTTCGGGGCTATCGACTTCGACGGGATGTGGGATATTGTAGCGGTCAAGAGAGAAGGGTATCATACGCTTGCAACTTCAGAAAAAGTATATGAGGTTAAGTGGATGTTTGTGCAGTGCAAATCCACGCGCATGTATGGGCAGGAAAAGCAGAAGCTCATCGACTGGATGCACACCTACGGCTTCGCCGGGATAAACTGCATGATAGCGGTGAAGACGAAGCAGGGAAGAAAGACCGCCATTGAGTGGCATACGCTGTCCTGAGTGTCTCGAATGACGCCAATCGAGACGCTCAAGACATTCGCGCCATCACTTCTTCTTTTTGTTTTTCGCTCCTACTATCGGGAGAACCGGGCTGTGCTGAAGCCAGTTGGCAAGGGCTATAAACGCGCCTATTATGCTCGGCTTGACCAGCATCCAGACAGGGAGATATGCCGGAAAGCCAGATTGAAGCTGTGTTTCAACCGCACCGACTATCTCAAGGTTCATGGCTGCCACTACCCCAAGCGTCGCAAGGATAGTCCCTTTTACGAACTTTCTTGTGGTGTGGTGGCGCGCGAACCACGCCGTTAATTGTTCTATTGCACCCATAGTTTCACTCCTGCAAGGACATTCTAGCCCTTACAAACGTTGTCGAGTCCTTCTGGAACATGTAGGTCACCTGATTGCTTACTAGATTGACCTCCTTGTGCATTACAGTTTTCACAACTTCCGGGGAAAGCCAAAGGAACGAGAGCTTCCACTTCCTGTTCATCCGTTCGTTGTAGACCTTGGCGTGCCTGAGCATCTCAGTCTCGTTCGGGGCTTCGATGTAATTGAAGCCGCCGTTGGCGACAAACCTTCCAATCTCGAAGTTGAGACTGGCAAGCTGCATTTCAAAGTCGTCTGCCGCTGCGGCTGTTATTTTTTCCTTCATCTTATCGCCTCTTTTCTGATTTCTTCCAGTAGTCGTTTATCGCCTTGCGTTTGTCCTCTCCGTCCTCTACCTTGAGTTCGCGGATGTCGCCTGCCCCTGTCTTTGGCATGGCTATCCCATTGAAAAGGGATGCGCTCTCAGGCTTGATGCTCCCGAAGAACGCCCAATTCTGTATCCCGCCCTCAGACCAATACTGGCTTCCGTTGAGCTTCTTGGGTGCCGAAGGCACGAAGTCGAGCGTGGTTTCATAGATGTAGAACCCTTTGCCCGTCTGCTCGCACGGAGTTCCCTTGATGTCTGCGTCGTCCAGGAATACGGTCGGGTAGGAATGATACCCGAAGCTGGTGTTCCCGACGTGATTGAAAGCATCGGTGGCTGATATTCCGCATGCGCGGCAGGCGTCTATGAACAGGATGGTTCCATCCTCGCAATCACCGAACTTCCTGAGTATGGTTATCGGATGAAGCTGATGGTTGTCGCGCGTGTCCCATTTATAGGTAAGCGCGTTGATGGTGAACTCCCATATCTTCATGAGCTTCTGGTATTTGTTGAGCTTCTTCAAGTCCTGCGACCTTATGGATTTGTTGAGGAGGTCGCTTCTCGTATACACATTGGTCGGGTCTTGAACGCTTATGTCCTCGCCTTCTACCTGTATGTTTGGGCGGTAGCAATACCCGCTTCCGATGAACGCCGGCTTTGCGGCTGGAAGGTCTATTCCGTTGGCGGCTATCTCGGTCTTGAGGCTTTCTATCACAAGTCCAAGCTCGGTTATCCGGACATTCAAGACATTCGCGACATCAAGAGCCTCGTCGTATTTCTTTTGGAGGGCAATCTTTTCCTCGGCAAGCTGGAGTTTACTCTTGCTGACCTGATAAAGAATGTCGTTCTGCGCGGAGACCTTAGCGGTGAGGGTTGAAACGGAAGCCTCAAGGGAGGCTATCCCGGTGATGTCCTTCCACTTTGCAATAAGCCATTCAATCATGATATACCTCCTTGGCGGCTGGCGCGGCGTTCATCACGCCGCAACCAACCGCAATGCAACCAACTCAGACAGGCGCAAGCAGGGCATCCACTTCTGCCTTCTGCTTCTTCAGTTCCTCGACATTCTTCTCAAGCCGGGTTATGTCCTCGGCTATCTTGTCGCGGAAAAGAACGAGATTGTCCTTTGTTACGCTCTCGACGACGTTGCTCTCGACTACCTTGAACGTGCCGTCGGCGTTCTTCGTGATTTTCCTATCCATATATATACCATCTCCTTTTTCGGCGTCTTGCGCCTTTCATTACATCTTCCGTATCATGGCTTTTATCAGTTTCGGTTCAGGAGCCTCGTTGGTTTCCAACGCCTGCGCTATCACCGTCCCGAACACGTTGTCGGATGACGATATGGCACATCCATCCTCTGCGGAAACCAGATAGTCCCCTTCATGCACCGCGCCTATGACCTTGATTGGTTCAGCCCCCATGACTATCGGCTGACCTTCCGTGGATGAAACAGCCTGAACGAGTTTGTCTCCTTTCTTGTAACTCGTTGTCAATTCGCCGTTCTTCCAGACCAGAACGTCGCCATGCTTGAAATCCGTCTGGCATGGCTCGCCGTTCATTATCCCTTCGCGCTGCTTCTCTGAGAGAAGCCCCATCTCGCAGAAAGCCGAGCCCGTGATGTAGTTGCTTGCCGTCTGCGTCGAACAGTAAAGACGGGTGAAATATCCATAGTCTGTGCGCGTGCCGTTGCTGCCGATGTTTTTAATCCATAAAGTCTGCCACCGGTTTGCGGGAGCTCCGATGTTGTAGGTTTCGGCTGCAAGAGGGTAATAATGCCCAGAATAAAGCAAGGTGAAATATCCATAACTAGTTGGAGTAGCAGCAGTTCCTACATATTTCGACCAAACATAAAGCCATCGGCTATCGGATGCACCAAGATTATAACTTTCAGACGTTACAGTGACATCATTTGAGTGGTGCATTACTCCAGATACTTGAACCGTGCCTGTTCCTTTTGGAGCAAGTTCGAGGGTGATGTTGCTCTCGGTTCCAGTTGCAATAAATTTGAAATTGGTGGCTGATGTAGCCGCAGCAGTCATGCCTATGTTTTTTCCTCCAGTGACTTCATTCATAGCCAAAGCTTGAACATAAGCATTACCCCAGAAATACGAGGACGTTCCCAACGATGTAACCAAAGTCGTCTCAGGTCTAAACGCAGCCACTTCGTCCAACGATGCTGTGGCTACTATTATTTCAGAAGCACCCTTGCAGGCGATTGTCAAAGGCTGCGTTGCGTTTGTTCCGTAGGGGAATAAATAAGCACCGCTTGAAAGATACCCCAATGCAGACCCGTATGTTCCGCCGCTTTCTGGGATAATTATGGTGTCTCCTGCGGTCGATGGGCTTAAAACAGTGGAAGTTTTACTCCAATACCCCCCAGAAGCATCAGCCCAATAAGCGGGGCTTGAACCGTTGCTTGTCAGAACCTGACCGGCTGACCCAACCCCACCGTTTGCACTGATTGTTTTGGTGACTTTGAGATGTTGAACCTTTGTGAAGTAGGTAGCCCCGGCATCTATAAACAAATCACCAGAGCCAGACCCAGTTACGAAACTTGTATATAGGACACTGGCATCGACTTCATCAGCATAGGCATTTTTAGCATAGACGCTTTTCCAACGATAGGATGAACTGCCAAGCCCTGTTTTTTCGTTTTCTTCCGGTCGTATATATCCAAGAGTAGAACCTCTGCTGTCAGCAAATATTATATCGGCACTATCGGATGTCAAATATAAACCGGCAGTCCCGCTTGTGGCATAGGCTGAAAAATAAGAAGCGTTGGCTTCAGACCATACGGTGATTGAAGCATTTACAGATGGGTCTCCAAATACGCCTTGAGCTATATATGACTCAGCCCAGTAGTTTGTTACAAGACCAAGATTAGCCGTTCCATTAGGAACAACGTCATCACCAGAAGTATGAGGGGTTATATACGAACTCCCTGAGTTTCTATCCCACTGGCTCGTTCCGCCTCCGTCAGCCCATTCAACCGCAGCCCCCGCCCCTCCGCTTGTGAGAACCTGACCTGCGGTTCCGCTTGAGCCGTTCAGAAGGATTGCCTTGGTGATTGAAAGATTGTCCGTCATAAGACATGCGTTGCCGCTTGCGTTCGACAGGATTACCTGCGAGAAAGGCTGGTTGAGATAGACATTGCCGTTCTTGAAGTAAAATATATCGTTGTATGCCATCATAACCACCTGCTTTCGCGCGACATTTTCAGAGTTTCCTTCAGGCTTACAGATTTCATGTCGAACCTAGTGAACGCTGTGGCATACGGCATGCACGCCAAAGCAAGCTCGTATGCGCTTTCGCGGTTCAGCACGAGCCTCATGCTCATCACGCGAACTTCAGACGCGCTCAGACCGAGCGAACTGTCGGTTATGGCAACCTTGTCGCCTATGGAAAGGATGTTGAAATCCCCGCCTACGTCCTGCGGAAAGAGTTCGTGGTATATCCCTCCCCATCGGTAATTTCCAAGCAGCTTGCTCGCATAAAGCTCGACCTGTTTCTTCGAGATTATGTTCGGCTCCTGGACTACCAGTGAGTGTATCCCGTTCACCTTGATTGAACTGCTCGTGGCATCGACGGCTCCGTTCGTTCCCTGCTTGACGAACACGCCGCTTGGGTGATATTCGGGAAGCATAATCTGAACCACTCCGTCTCCAGACGAGTGCGCTCCGGCTCTGTCTCCCCGCATGCAACCGGAGAAGTGCGTGCCGTCGATTGAGGTGTAGCTTATGTCCTCGGAAGGATATGTTCCTCCGTAAATCCTTATCACGCCCTTCGCCTCCATGCCTGAGGTGGAGGCTACCGTGATGGTGTCGTCGTCTGCATCTATGTCGGCTGAGAGCGTTGTTGATGAATAGGCGAACCGCGTATAGCATACGGCTGCGGTTGATACGTCGAGTGAGAAATAAGCCGGGCTTGCGTTCTTCCCGGTATAGGTAATCACCTCGTCTCCAATCTGAAGCTCGCCGGAAGAAGCGAAATCTGTCGTGGAAGCCACATAAATCCTTCCCGCTACGAACGCAGGGGAGTTCTTAGTCCACACGCTGTTCTCGGCATAAAGAGGGCTGAAAGCGGGGGTTCCCCCAACCGTGGCTACTGTGCAACCAGATAGGGAATTGCCGGAAGCCCCGGTATAGGCTATAAGCGTCATAGGGGAAAACCAGTTAGTCGATGGCTGTGTTTCGGTGTAAACACCGCCATCGCGCAGGAGTATATAGCCTGAGGAAGGAAGCCCTTCTATGTCATAGAGATACATGACGGTATCGCACGTTCCATCGACGATATTGAATGGCGCGATAAGGTGCTTGTCGCCTGACGTGAGCGTGGTTTCCTTCGTGGTGTAGTCCGAATATGTCGCCATCACTTTTCCTGAATGACCTACCACGGTTATGTCGTTGTATATGTCAAGCCCGGTCAGATGCCTCTTGCCAGCGTATGCGTTCTGCTTTTCGCCTGTCAGGTAGTATCCGTCCTGCCCTCCAACCGCAACAGCCGTGGATGCTCCTCTGGTGCTTTTGGCGTTTAATCCTCCTGTGAGTTCGTTGATGTAGAAATATATGTCGCCGCCTGAACTGGTCTTGAGTTGGCTGGCAACATACCATAAAGCGTCACGCTTGTTCGACAAAGGTATTTCCATTTTCACTGGCAACGACACGATTGTTTCAACAGGAAGTATCGCCGCGCCGGTTTCACTGGCGTTGAGGATGTTAATCAAGTCGTTTAACGTAGCACCGTCTGGCGTCACATACTTCCCGTCGTTGAATACGAACCACGATGTCGTAGGGTCGAGCTTCTGGTTTGAGAGGAGATACGACATATCCTGCCCTTCGATGTCGAGATAGTTGTAGTTCTCGTATGTCACGTTTGAAACCATGCCTATGAATACGAGCGACGTGGTGCTTCCGTCGTTGTAATACACGCCCATCATCATGTTCACTGCAACCGGGATTGAGGATGAAGCCACTCCTCCAAGCCGTATGCTGAATGTGGCGTTTGCAGACATCTGTTGCCGGACTTCGCACGTCATCCACTGGTTGTAATACGACGTGCCGTGACTGGCGTTGTAGGCTATGTTGGTGGCAACGTCGTTGGCTGTGTTGTAGAGGGAAAACTTTATGTCGAAGTCCTTTGCGTCTGCTGCCATGTTCAACCTCCTGTCGTCGGGCTTCCCTGCACGAGCGTTATCTTGATGGGCATCATGGAGATGCAGGCAAGCGGCTCCTGCGAAGGCTCGAACGATGTCGTTATCCTGGCGTCGTCCGATATTGTGAGTTCGGTTATGAACGCCTGATTGAAGAAATCATTCTTCAGATAATCCGTGCCTGACGGGTTCTTGATGCCTCTCCATTGGACTGTCAATCCTTTTCCGCTTTCCGTTCCTGCAAGGGCAAGCTGTTCCAAAATCCATTTCTTGATTATTGCCTTGTCCACCGCGGTGCAGCCAGAGCCGTCATAGGTGACGGCTCCGGTGGTTCCGTTGAGGGCTACCGCCCTTGCGCTTCCATCGCATAGCTTGTCGGTATTCGCTCCGCCGGATACGGTGTGGCACAACGTTCGCCTTAGGGTTTTATTATCGTAGGTGGTGTCGGCTATGTATCCATCAATGATTATCTTTCTGCTTACACGCCTAAGATTGATGAGCTTCGTCAAAGGGGATGATGTGTTCCCTGTGGATGGGATGGACAAAACTAGGATTGGATTTGAAAAATCGAACCGTATGGTGACTGCGTGTATCACAACGGCATCATAAACGGTTGTCGCCTGAGGGCGTTTCCCTACGATTAGGACTGGAACGTATTCATCTACCATGAGCCTCACCTTTGCAATGTAGTATTGGTTTCATACCCGGCATGCGTGTTCGGAGCATTTGACGGGAAGAACGAATTATATACCACTATCGATGACGGGTTCCCTGTCATTCCCTGCATATAGGCATTTGTGCGTAGAGGGTCTGACATCGCCCCTTCAAACAGGTCGCGCGAGGAATTGATAAGCCCGTTGAACGCCCCAAGGGCAAACATGATGGAGTTGCCGATAAGGTCGTCCTTCCCTCCGCCGATACCAAGCATCTTGCGTTGATTGGCTTCTATCTCAGGGTCTTGCCTTCCGAACATCCTTGCAAATGCAAGTGTCCCTATGGTCGCTGCCGGAATAGGGTGGGCTGAAGCCAGAGCAACCGCAGGGGCGGCTGCTGCGGAGAGCTTGGCGGCAAGCCCAGGCAACCCTCCTTTAGACAACGCCCCTGCCGTAGCTACCGCAGTCCCGCTTGCGGCAGTCCCGAAAATCAGGGAGGATGCGCTTCCCAAAGCCATAGCACCGATAGCAAGCTGTCCTACAAAGCCCAAAATCGCAAGTATGCCAGCCAAGAACAATGCAAGCCCTGAAACAAGCAGCTTCAATTCCGGGCTGAGTTTCTCTACCCAATCAAGGAACGCCAACGCCCAATCGAGAAGTATCAACCCTGCCGGAAGGAACAGGAGAACCAGCGCAGCCGTAAGGACATCGAACACGCCTACCGCATCTGCGGCAGGCGCGATAAGGCTTTGGACAGCCTGACCTACGAACATGCCGAAGAACATTACGCCAAGACCCGCGCCCAACGCCTCTTTCCTGACGCTCATAAGATGCCGGGTTTCTTCCTCAAGGGATTGAGAGTAACGTTTTCTCTCATCGTAATACATGTTTGACACACCGTATGTGCCTGCTCCGCCATACTGTATCCTTGAGGAAACGCCAGACGACCTATCGGTAACAACCCCGCGCTGAGAAAATGAATAATCTGAAAACGCGACTCCACCCGGCATCTGGTTGCCATAATCCCCTACAATGGGCGCGAACGCCGCGTTGCGCCGTTTATCGCCAAGGCGGGAAGTTCCTTGTTTGTATGTATAAGGGGACGCCCCAACCGCCTCGGAGGATGCAGACGTATAGCTGTCGATGCTTGTGAACGTTGGGCGGGAAATCTGCTGTATGCCGCCCATCAGGCTTTTTATCCTGGACAGGTCTGAGATGATTTTCTCGGCTCCTGCCATTCCAATATCGAATTGTGCGTCAGCCATCAAATCCCATCCCTTTCTTCCGTTTAGACTCCGACTCAGCCATCTCCTTTTCAGCCTTCTTTATCTCCATCCATCTGAGCCATACCTCGTCATACGACGCATACGGCATCTCAAGGATTTCGGCAGGATTGGAAACGCCGAACTCCCTCATCATCAGCACAAGCTGGATGCAGAAATCATCGACCCATTTCGGGACGGTTGAAGTCTGCGACATCCTGAGCTTATACTCCTGCCTTGTCATCCGTCTTGTTTTTTTTTTCTTCCGCCGGAAGATACATGCGCTCTATGTCTGCTCGCGTGAAGAACCCGAAGCCTATGGAAAGCTCATCGAAGAACTGCCTTGAGTTCTGGGTGAGAAGCTGCTCAAGAACATCAGGCTCGACGCTTGGGTAGGAACGGGCAAGAATGTCCTTTCCCCAAAGGAACAGGTCGTTCATGCTCATCGTCTTTTTCTCTATCCCTTCCCTTATCTCTATGAACCTGAGCTTGTCCTGTAGCTTGGCAAGGATGACGTATTTGTTCCCCTCAATCGTAATCTCCATCTTGCCGGTCAGCCGCCTGTATCTTTCCCATGGGTCATTCATGTATCTCACCTAATGTTTTCGGCTTCTTCGCCGTTTTGGTTTCTTTGTTCTGGTCGTCCTCGCCGCATATCGCAATCTCTATCAAGCCTATCCTTCCGTCCAATAGCTTCAGCATGGCGTCTATCTCCGCGATTTTGCCGCTTGCAAGCCACTGGTCATACTTGTCAGCCTTCTGCATCAAATCCTGCAAATAAAGCCAGCTTTTGTTCGCGTAGCTCGATTTGGATATGCCTATGAACTTCTGGGCAAGAGGCAACGGGGTATCCCATATCTTGAGTGTCGTCTTGCCGGTGTCCATCTCCCTCAACCCTGCCGCTTGGGCTAGGGTCTGCACGGTTTCGGCTTGTTTTTCGCCTTCATGTTCCACAATATCCCTCCATTATCAGAAGTTATCCTCCTCGTAACAGTCCTGCGCGAGTGCGCCTATCGTCCATTTCTCCTCGACATAGCCATCCGAATTGAGGGTCATGTCCCTGCCTATAAGATAGGCGTTGTTCATAAGGAAATGATAGACCTTCGTGCCGTCCGTTGTCTTGAACAGCATGGCAATCTTCTGCCTATCGGCTGCCGCAGTGGATTTCTCGCCATACTGGAAACGGGTATAAGAGGTGCATCCTGTAACGCCCGAACCCGTAATATAGATTGCCGCATCGGCGTTCTCGAATATCACTCCAAATTCAGCCGTGACAAGTTCGGGTCTCCCCTGCTGACCAAGCTGGACTATGCCCAATGTGTCCACAGCCTTATATCCACGATTGCCTCCTCTCACTGAAACGTTCGTGACCCTGCCCGTCCATTCCTTCCTGTATCCCGTCTGGATGGTTGTGGATGAAGTTCCCATCAGTTCCAGAAGCGTCTGCGTGAAGCTCGCCGTGAATGGAACGGAAGCTATGCCTCCTAGATTTATCCACGCCTCAGCCTGTTGCGCATACCAAAGTGTCCCTACTGCCATATTCTCCCTCCATGATATATTATGTCTTTCTCCGCCTTGAAGCGATGTTTTCAATGCTTCTCTTGAGCCTTTTCGCCCATCTATTTTTTATCCATCCTAGCACCCCGCTTCTCCCATCAACCCCGGTAAGGAGCCTTGGTGGACGCCCACTGTATGCGGCTTTTACGCCTCTTGTGTTTGGTATCCTGACCGTATAAAGCTCTGATTGCGGATTAGCCAGTTCATCCATGAAATCATGTGTCTCGTGGTCATCTTCCCTGTCTTCCCTGATTGGATAGGAAAACTTATCAACAGGGAGAGAACTCAGGCGATACAGCATTTCCTCTCGTGTCATATGCCCTTCCTTCAACAGCTTTTCGGCTACATTCAAATGACCGCGTATTCTCATGACATGCTTGACATCCCCGCCTTTCGTAACCCAATCATACCCCCAAAGTTCGCGTCTTGCGATTGCAGGATACCTGGCATCGGCGAACGTCTTTCGGCGAAGCATCTTGTAAATCAAATCGAAGTTCGGATAATAACCCTGAAACTTCATTTTCTTGCCTGTTATGGCGTTGCGCCCATCCTCGATTATGTCTCCGTAATGGTGCGGCATCCCGCCTTTCCTGCTGACAGGATTGACGCTCAGTGTGATTGTTGAGGGGGTTTTTGAGATTACCATGGTTTTTCTCTCAAGCTCTCCGCGTGTCGGGCTTGGGTATCTGTGGTAGTTCGGCAGCTTGTGTATCCGTGAAATCGTCTCGTTCTTTATTTCATCGAGAAACTCGGAGTCCACCGGCTTCTTCAGCTTCCGCTTCATTTTTGCAATCTTGTCGCTCATGTAATTATCCTTGAAGCTCAGGCTTATGCCGAACCCAGACCTTTTTGCAGGTTTCACCATCAGCAATCCCACCACAAATACTCCAATGTAAGGGTATAATTATAGACCACGGACTTGTCTTCCTGAATGACATAACTGAGGATGCCGCTGGTGTTCATGTATTTATACATGCCATGCGTATTGGCGAATATCGTGGAGTTCGTCTGAACAACATCGCGAATTGCGTCACAGATGCTACGAAGAACGCTTTCCTTCCTGTCGAATATCTCGACTTTGAACACGAGCTTCTCGTTCTTTTTGGTGAGCGTCACCCACTCGCCGCTTGAAATCTCAGGGGTTGGAACTATTATGTAGGGAAATCCAGTTCCGCTTGTAAGCCCAAGAGGAACCCCATCAAGAACGTTCTTGGTATAAGAGAGAATGGTTGCATTGGTCTTGAGAAGCGTCCACAGGTTTGACTGGGACTCGGTTAGGCTGTTTGCCGTAGTAATCTGAACCATCGACGCGCCTCCCTTACGGGACACTTCCGCACGGAGAACCGCACGGCTATTCGTTATTCAGGACATTCAAGACATTGGCGACAGGTATTATTTAAGTGTATCTTTGGGTTCACTGGGTTCACTTGTCTTATGGGTGCAGAGCTTTGCCCCTCCAAAATCAAATTTATGCGGGCAATAATCCGGCTCAAGACATCTGGTAAGTCTTCTGTCAAAATCGCCATAAGGCTGCGCCTTGTTATATTTCAGGCATTCGTGCTTTGTCTTTAAATGAATGACCATGTCCACAGCCTCAGATTGTAGCGAATGAATTCGAGCGAAGCGCGCGCTTCAGTTCGGCAATCATTCCGTATCTTGTCGGGTCGGTTTTCATGGTGTTCGCAACCATGAGGAGAGCCAGATGCTTGACATCGTCGGTAGGTTCGGAGTTTCCGTAGGTATATGAAATCTTCACAGCCCTCCTGTTTGCAGGAAACACCGAGACTTCGGCTAAATTGGGGTCGAGATATACCCCTCCACGGTCAGAATACACCTTCGCGTAGGAGGGCGTCACCGTCGTGTATGTCCCGCTTTCGGTTTCATCAACAGAAATCGCACTTACCGAAACAAGGTCGTTGTGGATGAACATGTATGCGTCGCCGCTTCCGTCAAGATACTCGTCCGTGACGGTTTCAACGCCCTGCCATGTCCTGCCGGTCAGCCTGTTTATGGAGGAAGTCACGGTGTCAATCATGGTCTGTATCACGGCATCGGAATATTCGGCAGACTGCACGTTGGTGAAGCCGCGCACCTCAGATATTGTGCAATAGCCACGCATGTCGGAGCCACGCATAGGGTCGCTGTAATCGCCCCACTTGGCATTGACGCTGTCATAGGGGCGTATCTTGTAGTAATACGACGAACTTCCGAGAAGGTCTATGGCGTCGGTGTCGGAAATAAGTATTCCGTTGGCGGTATATGCGGGGTCGTTGAGGGCTGTGAATTCCGTGTATGTGGTTCCGTCTGTGGAAACCCACACCTCCATGTGCGTATAGCCTTCCGCCGTGTCCGGCGCGACCCACTTGATATATTTCTTTGTCATTTCAACCACCAACCTTGAACCCTCTCACCATGAGAAGGACGGGCTTGCTTCCTGTCGATGAAATCTCAGGCTTTAATCCTGCATTGACCAGCCTAGGCTTGATGCCCACCGACGAGACATCAGACGGCTTGGCAGACCACGCCATTCTCGGCTTTGAGCCGACAAAACATATAAACGGCTTGTCGAATTCGGATGGAAGATTGAATATCTCAATTGAAAACGCCTCTGAGAAATATGCGCTTTCACTCGAAGGAGACCGAACCGTCATGCCGAATGTCTCAGAAACCGAAAAGACCTCTGCGACTGACGACCCTCGGCTCATCGTGAATGTTTCAGATATTGAAAACGCCTCAGGAAACGACTTTCCGTGCCTGAGAAGAAACGCCTCGTAGAAGTATGCGTTCTCTCCGAACGACTTAGCCAGCCTGCGCGCAAACGCTTCCGAAAAGACGGCTGCTTCTGATGGGCTGGATGCCGATATTTTCGAGAATGTTTCCGAGAACGAAGCCGACTCTGAGGCGGAGGGCTTTATCGCCTTTGCAAACGCCTCGGAGAACGCCGCAGCTTCGGATGAACCGGCGAACCTTATTGATTTTGCAAACGCCTCTGAGAACGCCGCAGCTTCGGATGAACCGGCGAACCTTATTGATTTTGCAAACGCCTCTGAGAACTGAGCCTGTTCAGCCATGGCTTTTGCGACGCGCATGAGAAATGTTTCCGACGCCGAAAAGGTTTCGGAAGCCGCCTTGACGCTCCTTAACGACACGGCTTCCGCCATGGAAAACCCTTCCGGGGTGAGCGTGAATTCAAACTGTTGGTGTTCCTGTTCAACCGGCATGTCATTCACCGCTTATGTTTATGCTGACTGATTTTCCGGGCAACCCAAACACCTGAGAATAATTCCTATACAGGGATATGTTGATGCGCTGCCCGGCTTCCAGTATCTTCATGACCGAAGGCGAAGTCCCCAATACAACCGAACTGTTGTTGAAATAATCCGATGATGCAACCGTTGTCACCGCGTCGTATGTCGTGTTCCACCACATGGCTTCTTCCTTGACATAATGGAAGAACCCTCCTGTGCTGTTCCTTAAAGTTATCTGCGAGGTTGAATTATGACACTGCCAGAATTGATAGCCACCGTATGTATGCGAACATCCGCGCAACTTTATATGCGTGGAGTTCGACGACCAACACGAGGAGTTTATAGTAAGATTGACGGTTCCTCCATCATCAGAAACCTGCCATGCGCTTGAAGAAAGCGCACCGGCAGGCTTTTTATATATTATATCAACGCATACCGGCGCGGATGGATTGTATGAATGATACCCGGTATCCCAGTCACCGTCGTAAAGATACCCCGCGCCTCCGGCATAAAGGTCTCCGTCGCTCAGATTTTGATACCCGCCATCGTCAAGCCCTCCGCACTCGGTTGAAACGTTGGCGGTTTCCTGATAGCACGAAACCGATACATTGTATGTGTCGTTCTGGCTGATATAGACGGTGAGATTTGACGAACCGTTATTTAGGCACTGGTAGACACCTGCCGGATTTGATTGGTTCACAGGATAGACATAGGATAGATTGGTTGTCGTTTCATTGAACACGAGCCTGTATTTTATGGATGAAACGTTCGGGGAGAACACACACGAAAATGGGTCTTGCTCGATTTCCCACCACATGGCTTCTTCGTAAATAAGCCCTGACCGTGAATATGCTGTTGTAGTCCATTCACTCATCCAAATTGATGCCGTGCTCCAATTACCATCATACAGCGCAGAATATCCTCCCCATGATGGATTAACAGGAACACAATATGGAGTATATTCGGGGTCATCATTTGAACAGGTGCTTCCGTAATAATATGTCCCAATGTTTTGCCATGCTGTGCCATTATAGCATTTTGGCTGACTGTTGAAGTTCGTTTCAGACCCAGTAGTATATATGGCAAGTTGCAGCGGGGTCTGTGACCAACAAGATGTTGGGATTGAAATGTTATATGCGGATGGTGCAATCGCAACATCTCCATCTCCGGGGGTTGCCCATCCGTGTTTAACCTGCCATAATGATGAATTATTAGCTGTTGCGGGTTTCGTATAATTTATATAAAACGTCATATCCCATGGAAAGTCTGGGTTGCCAACATAATTATAATTTCCCGTGGTCACTCCTCCGCACGCAGTTGAGACATTCGCGGTTTCCTGGTAGCACCACGAAGCCGCCCCTCCTGCCGGATATATCACAGGATATGACGGAGTGGAAACTATGATTAAAAGGGCAAGCAGTATCACAGCCGAAACAGCCGCGATTAATTCACGAACCCCGTCCATCAGCTCACCTTCGGGGGGAATAGATATTGCAACGCGCCTGTGAAGAAAGCCATGACAATCGTGACTAGGGTTCCGACTATCCCTATTTCAAGCCTTCCTATGCGGCGGGCATTTCCGTTTATCTTATCGCATGCCGTTTCGTTCTTATGCTCAAGGAGCTTGAAGCGTTCCTCGTGCGCGGTTATCAGCGGGATAAGGTGCGACAAAGACGCATCTATGCTGGTCAGCCTGCCGGTAATTGCATTGTTGGCATCGACTTGCCGTTCCTTGAAGTCACGGAATTCCTGCCGAAGCTCGGCAAACTCCCTACCATGCTCGTCCATGCAAACACCAAACCACCGGGAATAAAACATAAAAAATAAAAAAGGACTAACGGTTGGCGGTGATAGACCACGTTATTATCAGGTTGTCCCCGCTTACGACATTCACCGCGCCGAACGTTCTGCGCGAAAGCATGTCGCCCCCTGTCGTGGTGTGGTTGAATATCCCGGCTTCGTAAATCGCATACGAACCAGTGAAACTGAACGTAGCCGTGAAAGTGGCTGTGTTGGATGCGATTGCATCCGCGAACGCCACCCTGTGGCTTTCACCAGACAGAGACGTTTGGGTTGCCGCGGTTGCAGCCGAGTTCGTTCCGACGGCGATTGCCGAGAATTTAGCCCCGGTTCCGCTTGTCGAAATGAGAGATGCAAGCTCTGACAACCCTGCGTCCACTAGGTAATTCGGGGAAGCTATCGTAGCTATGACCTTCCCGCCTCTTACATGGTCGGCACGCAGATACCCACTCCATTGAACCGAGTCGGTCATCCGCCTTCCAAGCATCTTCGCCAGACGCTCGGAAAACCCTGCGCGCTCGACAACCCCTGAGGGGGTGTTAAGCCCCCTCAGGAAGTCGAGTAATCCCATGTAGACACTACTCGCTCTGGATGTCCTTCAACACGCAGATTGCCTTGGAGTAATTCACAGCAAAGGCGCAGCGCATGTTGCTCTGGATTTTCCAGTCGTCGGTGTCAATCAGGTAGAATTTATTGAGGCGCAGTTCCCTGCGGTTGGCGAATATGCCGCACTTGCCCCTTGCCACCATGATTGCTTCCGTAGCGGTAGTAGCCGTTCCACCTGTTAGGTTGGTCGGGAGTTGGGTTGTCTCGATGACGTCGATGCCCCAGATTTTTCCGACAATCCCGCTTCCAAGCGGAGAGCTTCCAAACGACACCATGTCGAGCAGGGGTGCATTGGAAGTCGTGCTTTGCTTGAGTTTCCTTATCTTGTTGGTCAGCTTCGGGTGTATGATAAGGTCTGTCGGGATTATGTTCTGAGACCTCATTGCCGAGATTGCGTCGGAAATCTTGTCCGTTGTAATCTCCCCGCCGACTGCAACCGAAAGGATTGCCGTGTCTGCGGTCGTGTCCCTCATTCCGTTGAAACCTCCTGTGGATGTGGTTCCGTTGTAGATTTCATAGTCCACCTTGAGGGCTATGTCCTCCGCAAGCCGGTTCACGATGATGTCCATGATGCTCGGATTGCTGTCCTCCATCACCTCTGTCGAGAGGCGCGAGAGAGCCGCGACCTTCTTCGGGTGCAGCACGAGCTGACCGAACGTTGGCTGGCTTGCGGTTATGGTTCCAGCCTCCTCGGTGAAGTATGCGGTGCTTGCCGCAGTCACCTTGGGGAAATACAGCGTGTCGGACGTCATGGTGACGTTTTCACAGAGCCGTATCGCACTGGACTTTGCCAGTATCATGTCGTATATTTTTGAAGCCCAGACTTCAGGAACAAGATAGCCACCTTGTGTGTTGGTGTTCTCGTTCAAAGCCTTGAGCAAACTTTCCGGGTTCGCCATTTAAATCACCTTTACTCCTTTGCGTTGGCGATGGGCGCATGCTTTAGCATATACGCCGTCAATTCACCAGCACTCATTTTGCTTATCAGTCCTTTCATTTCGTCTGCCTTCTCCTCGTCGGTCTTCGGCTTTACCTCATCGTGAACCTTCTTTATCTTTGGTTCCAAGCGTTCAAGAGCCTTGATGACAGCATCCGCCACCATATCCTGCTCCTTCTTCTCGGCAAGATACTTCGCGAGTTCGGAGTCCCTCTTTGCAAGCTCGGCATCCTTCTCTGCCATCTTCTGGAGAAGCGCGTCAAAATCCGCTTTCAAGACCGTCTCAGGTTTTATCTCCTGAGCCGTCTTTGCAAGTGCCTCTGTTTCGGCTATGGGCGGTGTTACTGACGTTTCCCCAACTGTGGCGGGGATGGATGGGGCTTCCTGCTTGTTTTCCACGGAAATCCCTCCTTCCGCCTCCATTACAGAGGCGTGTGTGTCGTCTCTTTTTGCGACCATGAAGATGCTGTCTGGGTTTGCAGGTCTATCGACCAGCGAAACCTCGTTCAGCCTGTATTTTGTGATGCGGTTGCCCTTGCGCTCGATGACGCTTCCTCCTATGGAAAAGCCCTTGTAGACCTTCTTTTGGCACTTTCTCCATGCTTGGTCATCGACTATCTCGGCTCCGATATATACGCCTACGCCGACATGCTTCTCTATGATTGGGGCTATGCCAGCCGCAGTGTCGGAACGGTGCATCTCCTTGATGTTCGCCCACTCCTTCCACTCATCGACAGCCTCGAAGGAGGCATCCAAATCGACAACCTCGCTCTGGCTGTCCTGAGTGGGCGTAGTGGCGTATCCATACACCATGCGCTTCTCCTCGTCAATCTTGGAGATTGGAGCATACAGCCTTACAATTTCTGGTATTTCCATCATATCACCTGAGTTCGTAATTTATGTTCATCCCGGTTCCATTGAGGGTATAGCCGTAGAACCACACGGTTTCATTGTATCCTATCCTGATTATCCCGCTTCCCCAATTTGCTTCAATCCCGCCTGTAGTCCACGCCGAATATGCCGTTGTGTTGGTGGCTCCGGCTGAAACGTTTGCCGTAAGTTTCATCAATGCGTCGCTTCCATACACCAAATTGTGGACGATACATCCTCCTTCCACAAGGCATTTTGAGCTTGAGAGAAGCTGAAGTATGTTTGAATTGTAAATGGGGGTAAGCGGCGCATAATCGACACCTCCCGCCATTTTTCCTTGGCTGCTTGTCCAATCATAAGCTCCAACTCCTATATAAAGCGGGGGAATAGACGACGTAACAATTCCAAAAATTGCCACGCTCCCGTTCATCACGTTCGCATATATGTTCCCCTGGTTCTTGCTGTCATATGTGCAGTTGTAGAAGTTCGAGCCGTTCAGGTCCGTGACGTATGCCCCGCTTGTCGCGGTGAAATTGTTGAGGCAGAAGGTGTTGCCGCTTGCGTTTGCGTCAAGGTAGAGAAGCGTGGTGGCGTTCAGTATCGTGTTGTTGATGAGCAGGTTGCCGGTGTTGGAGCCTGTTTGGAACGTTACTGCCCGTGTTGCAGCCAGACCGTTTATGGTGGAGTTGGCTATGGTGTTGTTGGCGCAGTTGCTGTAGATGAACAGTGCGCCGTAGGTGTTGTCTTTGCCGTTGATTTGGGAGTTGGAGATTGTGTTGTTGGAGCTTATGTAGAGGTAGATGCCCCCGAATGTGCCTGCTGTTCCTGTTGAGTTGGAGATTGTGTTGTAGCTGGAGCTTATGTAGAGGTAGATGCCCCCGAATGTGCCTGCTGTTCCTGTTGAGTTGGAGATTGTGTTGTAGTTGGAGCTTGAGTAGAGGTAGATGCCCCCGTATGTGCCTGCGGTTCCTGTGGAGTTGGAGATTGTGTTGTAGCTGGAGCTTGAGGAGAGCATGATGCCCCTTCCTGCAAGCGAGTAGCCGCTTGAGCCGGTTATGGTGTTGTAGTTCGCGCCGTTGTAGAGGTAGATGCCGTTTCCGCTTGGGAGGGAATACGCCGCCGTTGTGTGCGTGGTGGTGTTTTCGATTGTGCCGTTGTCGGCTCCTTCAAAGTAGATACCCGTTGCGAAGTTGCTTATGTTGCAGTTCCTTATTGTCGTGTTGAACTGGCTGGAGTAGATGCCGTATTTTCCCGAGGTGTTGGCGCCGATGATGGATTTGCCTTGGCAATCAATCGTGTTGTTCTCGCCGCTGTTCACGGATATTCCCGCGTTTGCAAGGGATGTGACGTTTGTGTTGTAAATTAGGTTGTTGTTTGACGAGCTGTCGAAATATATTCCTGAAAGTGACGATGCGCCGGAAACCGAAAGCACTTCCGAATTGTTGATGGTATTTCCGTTGCTTGAGTAGATATATATGGGAATCCCTGTCTGCGAGGTCGCCTTGTAGTTGTTTAACACGTTGTTGTTCGACGCAGCATACAAGAACACTCCCCTTCCAGAATCAGCCGTTACGGTGGTGTTTTCCACGGTGCCAGATGTAGTCGCATATATGAACAGCGCGAATCCGCTTGTGACGCTTATGCTCACATTCGACACGCTTTGGTTTGCACTATCCCTAAGATGGATGCCTTGTCCTACTATCACGCCATCATACGTCTTTGTCGTTGTGACGCTCGTGTTGGTTATTGTGCTGTTGTCCGAGTCATAGAAGTATATGCCCGTTGCGAAGTTGCTTATGTTGCAGTTCCTTATTGTCGTGTTGAACTGGCTGGAGTAGATGCCGTATGTGCCGCTCGAGTTGTTCCCCGTCACCGAGAAGCCCGCGCAGTCGAGGGTGACGTTCGCGGCGGTCACGGTGAAGCAGGTGGAGCCGTCGATTGAGGCTGAGGCGTTCATGGTGTAGACGGTGTTGGCGCTTGCGAGTTCGCCGCAGGCTGATATGTCCGGGTCTATCTCATAGGAATAAGCCCCCGCCACGATGGTGACATTGAATACGCCACGCTCGAAGTTGTCCGTGTAAAGCCTGAACGCCCACTTGTCGGTCAGGGACGTATTGACGAAATCCGTTGTGTCGCCCAGGTCGAGCTGGAGATAGTCACGGTAGGTGGCTGGATATTCGGTTGTTCCGTTCTGGTAGGTTTCGTTGCGGCAGTCGTGGTGCGGAATGACTTCTGTTCTTTCGAGATAGGTTTCGTTCCAGCAGTCAGAATGGAATATTTCCTCCGTTCCGTTCCAAACGCTTTCGTTGCGGCAGACAAGTTCCGGCTCGCACATCCCAAGCCCAGACTCATCGAAGCACGGAAACGTGTCGCATATTTCCTGAGTATAGTATATTGGATTGCTTTCGGTGTAATTGTAGCACACCTCCCTCTCGGCGTAGATTGGGTTGCTCTCATTGTAGTCTTCGCAGACTTCGCGTGTTGAATAGGACGGCTCGCTGTATGCCGCAGACATCTCGCGCGCGACGGTTGTCTTGTTGAAAAGCGGGATGGCATCGACCTTTGAAATCGGAATGGTAGCCTTGATTTGGGAAAGGTCTATTTTGTAGGCGACCTGCGTGTTGCCGTTGAAATCGACGTAATAGAGGTGTTCGGTGTGGTCGGAGAATATTTTGTTGCTGTCCTCCATGCTGATTGTCACGCCGTATTCGGTCTTGCTTGGGAAGCCGGATTGGATGTAGTAGTGGTCGGCTTCGATGAACGAGCCTGTGACCTGTGGGGCGGCAGGCTGTGTGCATCCGCAAAGGAGCAACGCCACGAACAATGAAACGGCTGCAAGCTCACGGAACATCCTAGCCCACCTCATAATATATGCTCATGTTCGTGGATGACGCATAAGGCGTCGCATAGATTGACAGGGTTTCGCCCATGCCCCATCTTATAAGACCAGACCCGGCATTGGACATCGTTCCGGCAGGAGACCACCCTGCGAAGGCAGTCCGAACAACTCCTGAAACGGAAGTGATGTTGTGGGTCGTCTTAATCATCCCGTCGCCGCCGAAAATCAAATTCCTGAGAGTGCAGCCTGAAGGGGTTGCACACATCCTCTGCGCTCCGAAATTCGGCGCGGTGTTCCCCGCGGTGATGTTGAGTATCATGACGCCGCTTGCGTTATTGATGGTGACCACTCCGACAGCCGCGCTTGAGAGCCTTGCCCCGTAGACAAACGCGAAATCAGCCAACGACGATGAAGTGTTGGTGTCTATCTGCGTGGTTCCGTTCATCGTGAACGTCGCGCTTCTCTGCGTGTATGCGCCTGTCATGTAGTAAATCGTGAGCATCTGGTTGTCGCTTGCGCTCGTGCTGTTCAGCAGGAGATAGGTGTTGGAACCGCCTGTCTGGATTGGGAAACCAGATGCAAGATTTGTAGCCGTTCCTGCGGTGGAAAGTGTTCTCTCCATGAAATCCGCGCTTGCGAACGAGGTCAAAAGCAAGACCCCAAAAACCAACTTTAAGATATTCTCAAACATGTGCATCACCATTCACCGGCTTATCGCCCTTCATCTGATTTCTTGAGGTCATGTTCGTAGCGTTCTGCCGTGTGCGCGCATCCGCGGATGCGACCTCCTCCATCCTTCCGCGCTGCGCCTCGAATTCGTCCTGCTGTCTGGCAGGAAGCTCGTCGAACATCGGATTTGCTATCGGCTTGAAACCCAAATATTCCCTTGACTCGTTGATAGTCCATACGAGATTTGTCAGTTTCACGGCTATGTCAGCCTCCCTCGTCTCGTCGCGCTTGTAGACGCGCTTGAAATAGAACTCGACGTTGAAGTGGTCGAAAAGCTCGTTGTTATACAAATCCTCAAGCTCGGTCTGGATGTTGTTAATCCCCTTGAAATAGCCTTCAAGAGTGGCGGGAGTGTCTGCCTTCCCCCCGAACAGATGGTTGAAGCGCGCGGTAGTCCCGTAAGCCAGCATAAGCCGTTGGGTGAATTTGTCTATGAAGTTGGAGAACTCCAAGTCCTTGCCCATCGCGGCGACCTTGTTGATGCCGAGATTGCCGGTGGTCACCATGTGCCTGTGCGGGTTCTGCCTGTGCTTCTTGATTTCCTCGCAGAACTTCTTGTAGTTCTCGCTGTCAGGGCTGTCGTCGGGAAGATTGAAGATGAAGGAAGGAGTGGCGTCGTTCTGGAAAAAGAGACCTCCGTATGTCTTTGCATACCACAGTGAAATTACGTCGTAAATCGCTGTTTGGAGAGGGGATGTCCCGTAAATCTGGTCGCCTATCGGCTCGTATGCGTAATGGATGACTTCCTGAGGAAGGAATTTCACCGAGCCGTCGGCTCCAAGCGAGCCATAGGTGTATGTTTCAGGCTTGTCGTCGTCAGGGTCATTCGTGGTTGCGAAAGCGGAAAGCCCGCCTTTGGGCTTTTGGATGTAACCTAGGATGCGACCATGAACGTCGTAGTTGATATACATCCCGCGCGACATGAGGGGGAACAGAACTTTCGGGGAATATATGTCTGGCTTCATCGACATGACGCGGTTCATTATGTTCGTCTTGCAGATTGGGTCTGCCGCCTTGTTGAAAACGTCGGTGTAGATTGCGTCCATAGCCTCGAACACTTGGCTCTCGGTCAGGGAAGCCTTGCCAAGATAGCCGTCACCTGATATGAGGGTGTCCCTGAGCATGGATTTGGAATATGAATTGAACCGGTTTTGCCTGAGGAAGCGGTTTGCTTTCTGCTGGCGCATGCGGTCTCCATCAAGTCCGTATCCTTCGCCGAAAACGTCGGCGATAATCCCAGAGACGTTTGCCCTCACTTCTGGCATTTTCCAATACCAATCATACAGGCTGTCCCTTATGACGTTGTTCACTGCCGGACGAGGTTGGGACTCGGTTGGCGTTGAAACATAGTCGTCTATGACGCGCGCGCTGATTGGGACGGTCTTTGTTTTAGCCATTGGCTATGATATTCTGTGCTGGATATATATAAGCGTATGCAATCAGGCGTCGTGAATGTCGTGAATGTCCTGAAATCAGACAAAGGCAAGGCTGGTGAAGGAACGTGTGGAAGCCGCTTCGAGGGCGATTGCGAGGCTCAGAACGCAATCGTCATGCTCTCCTAAGGATTGGTAAGCCATCCTGCCGTCCTTCATCTTCCTGTATGCGAACTGCGAAAGCTCAGAGAGGAGAACGTCGTTCTTCATAAGAGCCAAGCCGCCGTTCCTCATGGTGACTTCCAGCCTTGAGAGTATCTTTTCCCTGCTAGCCATCTTGGTGTCGAACTCCAAAGCGACGTTCTTCATAACGCCGTCGTTCATGCAGGCTTCGGCAACGCCCCATCCAACACCTGTCTTTTCGACGAGTATCCTGTCGGGCTTGTAGAAGTCGTGCAGACGGCGTATTTCCACGACGTTCTCCTCGGCAGTGAGATGCTTGCGTATCATGTCCACTTGGAGGATGGGCTGACCGTTGATGACATCCAAGACATTGAAGACAGACCAATCGGCACGCGCCCCGGCACTCACCGCGATGTCACAACCGATGACCCGTCGAGGCTTACCGAGTAGTCTCTTTTCGGAATATGCGGCTTTGACGGCTTCGTATTGCTCAGTCGCCTTGTTGAGGACGCTTTGCGGGAACAGCGCGGTGTCTTCCGACGCCGGGTTGCAGAGGTATTCGCGCGACCACAGGTGCGATGGCATGGTATCCTTGATGGACTGGAGTTGTTCCAAATCAAAATGTTCAGGAAATTGGGGACGCTGCCACGTTCCGTCATCATTGAATACAACGGCAGGATACTTGAGGAAGGTAAAATTGGGCTTGGTGGAGAGGTCGGCAAGGAGGTCGGTGAAGGAAATTGGAGTGCCAACGACAATAAGTTTCCCGCGGCGAGCTTGGACAATGGGATAGACAACGCCGTAAAAGACCCGCTTCGCACCCTCGACGTCTGTGGCGACCTCGCCTTTGAGAACATCGTCGCAGATGCAGTAATCGGGGTGCTTCCCTCGCACGGTGTCTCCGAAAGGAAGGCAAAGAACACGATGCCCGTTCTTCGTGCGGATTTGGGTTTCGCTCCATTTCGTGTCGTGTATGTTTTCTGGATATAAAACACCTCGCAGCGTCGGTATGTCCTCGACCTGACGCTTGAGGAGGTTCATGATTTCGGTCGATTGCTCAAGCGTCGCGGAGAGGATGACTATCATCTTGGGCTTTTCCTCGCGCATCATAATCCAGAGGGGGAAGGCGACCGAGAGAATTGTCGTCTTGAAATGCCCGCGCGCGCTCATGATGCAGGTGTGCTTGTTCGGGTCGAGGGCGGCTTTAATCCATTCGCGGTGCATCTGACCGAGCTTCTGCCTGAGGACTATCTTGCAGAAGTATTCAAAGCTCTCGCGCGGGAGGATTTCACCGAGTTGGTTCATAATTACCACAAATCATGATATTTCGCACATATTGAACAATAACGATACCAACAGAAATGAGGCGGGACTTTCACTTTCATACCCACGCCTGCACTTCCTGACCGAGAGCCTTCGCATCCTCGACAAGTTTTTTTATCCTCTCCTTGTTGGCTTTGAAGAACGCGATGTTCTTTTCCATGCGGGAAACTGTTTCCTCGTCCATTTTATCGAAATCCAAATTCATGGTGTCACCTCGTCAGTCGCTCCCATTATCTCCTTCAGCTTCTTTTCGTCCTTCACCTCGATAAGACCGTCCTTCACCAGCACCTCTATCGCGTAGTAGTTGTTCTGCACGGCGACAAGCTTCTTGGTGTCCTCGTGCTGGCGGAACTTCTCGGTCATGCCGATGAGGACTTCAAGGGATTTCATAGAGGAGTTCGAGAGCTGCGCGAAGGTCTTGTAGTCCTTGTCGGCTTTGGCGAGGGCTGCGACCTCGGCAAGCTCGGCTTTTATCGAAAGGAGCGCACCGACGACGTTTTGGGATTTGAGTTCCTTGACAAGCTCATCCTCGCGCGCGCGGATTTCCGGTTCGCACCCCTTGAGGATTGCCTCTATCTCGGACTCGGTTATCGGGATGCCCATCTGGCTTCCGAACTCGTGGCAGATGGCGGCGGGCTCGAAGCCCATCGCATACCTGTCGATGAGGAACTGCCTGAAGGCTGTTCCGCGGTAGAGCGGCATGTCAATCGCCCCTCCTGCCGTCGGCGTCCTTTTTCATGGGAGTGACGGTCATGTTGTCCTTGACGTTCTGAACCATCCTCGCGTAGTTCGCGGCGACGTCGCTGTCGGTTCTGATGTAGGTGTATGCGTCGGTCTGGAGGAAGCCGTGCTTGGCTAGGTCGATTTCGCTGATGTGCTGGGGCTGGAAGGCTCCCTTCGCCGCCACCTGCGCGTAGAGGGTTCCGTTCCTTGAGAGCATGCGCCTGAGAGCCGCGACGGTCTCCTCCGGGTTCTTGATGTGTTCGAGGACATCGATGGCGAATATCATGCCATAGACGCCTTCCTGCTTCTTCAGGAGATTGCCGTGCGCCTCGTTGTAGACCTTGAGCTTCCCCTTCCCGACGAGCTTCTGCGCCTCATAGACGCCGATGCGGTATTCAAGGTAGTCGAGGTTGTGGATGTTTATGTCGTAGAAATCCACGTCCGAGGAAGGATTGTCCATCGCATATTCAAGCCCGTAGTCGCCGATGCCGCATCCGAAATCGAGGACTTTGCCAATTCCGGGCTTCCATTTCCCGGTTATCTCCTCGCGCATCTTGCGGTTGTGCGACCAGAACCATGTGAGGTCGTAGATGTAGAGGTCGGTGTTGCGGTAGAAATCGAGGATGTCCTCCTCCTTCAGGAGGCTTTCGTCGGCGTCCTTCCCGAACTTCGCCTGCCACGCCTTGCACATGTTGAGCGAGCCGTTCGAGCATCGCTGATAGCACTCCTCGGAATTGATTTTCCTGTATCGCGCAAGCTCCTGCAAATCGGAATACTCGTCGAGCTTGTAGTGGAGGTAGTGCCACTGGGTGACATATGAGCCGTAATGGGGGACATTGACGGTTGGAACCGCCCAGATTTTATGACCTGCCTCGGCGAGGCGGTCGCAGAAATAGAGGTCTTCGGAAACATTGTCAGTCCATTTGAAGGGATAGCCCTTCGTGGCTGCGAACACGTCCTTCAGCGGCTTCATTTTCATGAGGACGAAGCCGAAGCCGATGCCATCGACGGCGAACGGCTCCTTTTCGGGGAACTGCATGATTTTCTCGTAGAGACCGAGTTCGTTCTTGCGGCGAATGACGGCATCGTAGGGAAGCTCGCGCTCGTAGTAGATGCCGGTGACGACCTGCCGTTCTTCGGGAGTGCCGTCCTTCCCGTGGAGGGCTTCCCAGAGACGCTCGAACATGGACTCGTTGAGGACTATGTCGGCATCCAGCCAAAGCGCGTAGTCGGCTCTGTTGATGATTGCGGAACGCGCGAGGGAACAGCGAGCCTTGTCGAGAGGCATCATGTCGGAAAAGACCGGCTGCGCGACGATGCCGCGCTTCTTGAGGAGATGGATGAAAAGGGAGAGATATGTCTGCATGAAGATGCAATCGACCTTCCCGCGCATCGGGACAAGGAGCGCGAGCTTCCTGATTTCCGGCTGCTGGTCAATCACGTCGTTTATCGTCGGCATCGTAAATCACCTTTTTCCTTTTTGTTCGGCGTTCGTTCGGCGTTCGTTCGCGGCTGTTGCGGGAGGAACGGAGAGGCATCCGTATCCGTCGGCACGGCAGGCGTCGCAGTAATGGCGGTTCGTGCGCCGCCTTCCTTCGACGACACGCCTGCATCTCCGGCAAGACCACTTAGGGAGTTTGCTTTCGCCTTTCCTCATGTCCGTTCGCCTCCTTCAGCCGCCACGCGGCGAAATCCGGGAAGTGTTTCACGACATTGTAAAGGCGAGCCGTGGCGGTGAGGTCTGTGGCGTTGTGCTGAAGCATTTCGAGATGGTCGTTTTCGGTGAGGAGCTGCGGGTTCTTGTAGATGCGCGCGTTCCACAAGCCCTCGGATTTGCGGGGGACGTAGAGATTGGCGAGCTTCCGGCAGGCGTCGTCCTTGGAGAGGCGGCGACCCGTGACGAACCGCGCGTAGCCCATGAGGTCGATGTGCGGAGTGTCGAAAAGGAGCGAGGAGGTGTTTGCATGGGTTTCAAGTTTCGTTTTCAGGAATTTCGAGGAGACGAACGGAACGTCGAAACCTATGCCGTTGTAGGAAAGGATTGACTGCCCTTCGGAATATTTGAGGAAATAATTGGAGAAAGCGTTGATGCACTCCTTCTCGGCGAGTTCGAGGGAAATCTTGTAGGTGTCGAAGGGAGCCGAAAAAATCTGCATGCCGAATTCGTCCATGCAGCCGATTGCTACGATGTAATCCTCGGTGACACCATTGGCAATCATTTCAGGAGTAGGGGACGGATAAAGCCCCGAACTTTCAATATCTATCGTGATAATATCAAACACCTCTAAATCTTCCTTTTGCATCCCTTTTTCCAGCATGAATAGCGTTGAGATTTTTCTTCCATTTTTCATTATGCAGTTCAACAGATGCCTCCTCTCCATTTCGGGTTCTTTGAACCGTGTTTGTCGTAGGTCATGGTGCGAAGCCTCCACAACTCTTTCCTTCCTCGGAACACTGTTCGCACCTGTCTTTGATGGTCGGCGGTGTTTGCCGCGACCTTCCCATGTTTTCGGGATAGTGATGAACGAGAGAGTGACCGCAAACCGAACACGCTTTCTCTTTTGATGACGCGGGTGTCTTGAGCTTCTCGGAGAGTGTGACTGTATTGTCCAAGGCACGTCGGCAAACTTCGGAGATTGAGATGCCAAGGTCTTTGCAGGCGGCGGTGTATTCCGATTTCTTTTCCGTTGAACAGACGAAATTGATGATGGTCTTGTTTTGCATGAATGGAATGGTTTGGTTAAACTTTATAAGCATAGTGGGCGATACGACGGAGATAAAGAATGATATTTATCAATTTGGTGCAGAAATCCGGAATACAACAATCGCGGGAATTCTCGTCGGGCTGCATTACTCCCCCCATTATGGTTTTTGCCTGCAAAATGATATTATAATTTGTAGGTGAAAAATGGATTAAAAAAATTGCATTATTTGACACTTAAAACCCAGTGTGTTATATAGCCCATAGGGAGAGAGAGGAGGCGAATGTTTGGAAGCCTTACAAGCTAACAGCCTCGGAGTTCTCCCGAATTGGATAGGTATAAGTAATTGGTTGTCATGGTAGAACGAGCAACTACCATAAACGGAAATTGCAAAAACCGCAATAGCCTTTTATCATATAAGAGGGATGTTTCAGCCTCCCGATGAATAGGATAATTACCTTTAGAAGATGATAACGGGAAATTGCGAGTCGCAAAATTACAAAAGGGATAAAACCCCCCAAGCTTCAGGAGTAAAAAAACGGTTCTGTCTGTTTTTTACAGTGTGCGGATTGTGCCGCGCACCAAAACCAATAATGGGAGTTCTAAAATCCGCTATTGTGGATTTTTTTACCCGTTGGAAGGTATAATAACCTGCCTGCGAAATAACCGCAAGGTAAATATAGACTATATACCCCTAAAACCTATAAGTATGGGTGAATCAGGTATAATAGAGTATGTATATTAAGCCCTTAATGGATAGGAGTACCCTATACTATATATTAAAAAAGTTGATATATGGGTATGGGTACTCCTAAACTTAGGGGGGCTTGAATAGGTTGCTTAAAGCGAGCCTGATTAAAAAGGTGAAAAATATGTCAAATGAGACCGAAATAACTAAACTCGCGGCGGAACTTAAAGCGTCAGAGGAAAAGAACGCAAATAAAACCCAAATTTTGCGCGCGAATCCTTCTTTTTATGACGTTAAAGCGCACAATACCATTATTGTGAAAGACGCGAACGAAATAATTAACCGTAATGAAAAGGTTCAAGTCTGTAAATTGCAAATAGATGCACTAAATAAGACGATGAAAGCGGTTAAACTGTCAGAATGTCCGGCACAGGTGCATGAAATAAAATGCGCCAAATCCGCTTGGGTTGATTATTGCAAGGAAGTGATGGAAGGCAAAAACCCAAATTATAAGAGTTATGAGGAAGCCTTTATAGCTCTAAAAGAAAAGCGAAAAGTCGCCGTTGTAATGACGGCAAAAACAGAATAAAGCGAAAAGAACGGAAAGTATAATATCATTATCAGGCTCGCAAGTTAATTCCTATTCAAGCCCCCATTTTATTTTTTAATCTCGGAAAAGACAAAATTTAAGAGGTGAATTTATGAGGAAAATAAAGGCGGACTACATTCCCCGACATCTTAAAACGATGGTCAGGAAGGGGGATGCATATGGATTGAATGATGAAAGAAGGAAATTATGGAATAGGTGCAAAAAACTGGCAGGCGGAAACAGAGCCATGTCGAACATGGGGTTAAACGGAAATACGAACATCGTAACCCTTCTTAAAATAGAGGAAAAGCTGTTCAGCAACGCAGCCATGCGCCACGCAATACGGCTCTCCAACTACTGAACGCGCAGGATAGGCGCGCAGGGCGCGCCCAAGCCCTTTAAGCTCGGGATTTACACCAAAGCTACTTTTGCCCTGCCTGCCCCTGAAAGGCGCGTAATGCCCTTGTAGAGCCCTATGTAGGCTCAAGACATCCAAGACATTCGCGCCAAATGAAAAAACAAAACAAAACAAACCAAGGTGAATATATGATGGGCGCATACATAACGCGAAGAAACGGGCGGATTTATGGGCATTTCGAGCCCATGCCGGATTGCAGAGCCTTCTCTGCCATGTTCAGCGAGTGCTGACGCTTCTTTTAATGCTTTTTTGGACAGCTATGCGGAATTGGCGGAAGCAAAGGCTAAACCAATCTCCTCGCCTTTGGATTACCCCCCGACGGCATCGCCAGACTAAAGGGCGGGCATAGCCCAAACAGGCGCGCGTGTCATCCAAGACATTCGCGCCAAGAACACAACGAGGTGTAAATATGGAATTCGACGAAGACGAGACCGAAGCCGACCAATACGAAGACGACTTCAACAGCCACAGGATTGCCCACGCCGAGCAGTATTACAACTCTACGGGCAACATCGAGACCGGCGCGTTCCAGGGACGCGAGAACATCCGCCGAAGATAAGGCGGTTCGAGGTGAAACAATGGCAAAGGCAACAGCAAAGGCAACAAAGGCAACGGCGAAAACAAAAATAAGCATAAGCACCGACGAAATCCAGACCCTCTTTAAAAAGGGGAAACTGCTTATTGCTTCTGATTTCGGGCTGGTCGAGCTGAACTGGCTTGGCTATTCCTCTCCAATTGCGCCAAAAATCAGGGTGTTTATTGGTATAAGAGAGTGGTAATGCCGCGCATCAAAGCGACACAACGCCAAACAAATTCCCACAATTTCATCTGCCATTTATGTAAATGTGGCTGTAATTT